ACCTATCACCAGATGAACAGTTCCGAGCTATCGCAGACGCAATGGAAGGCGTTGCAGGTCAAGGCGAAAAGGTTCGCTTGGCTATGAGCTTATTTGACACAGAAGGTGTTGCATTAGTTAATACTCTAAAGGGTGGCAGTGCCGCTTTGAAGGCAATGGAGCAAGAAGCTGAGCGTTTAGGTTTAAGGCTTAGTGGTAATTTAGTCAAAGGCGTTGAGAAAGCAAACGACGCAATGACTAAGTTAGGCAACTATGTAACAAATGTATTTCATAGGGCTGTTGCCGAGTTATCGCCTTTAATTGAGACAATTACAAACAGCCTAATGGCTTGGTTCCAGCTTAAAGTTGATAAAGCGGGCGGCCCTGCTTTGTTGGCAATCCAAATCTCAGAATCGGTTCTTCTTGCTTCAGAACAAATATTAACTAGCTTTCGTGACGTTCTTGAAGGTTCGTATAATTTTGCTAACGGGGTAATAAAATTATTCAACAAGCTAACAAAAGCCCTCGGTGGTGAAGAACAAATAGAGCTTATTGCATTTAACGCAGATGGTATTGATTCTGCTATTTTTAAAATAGGCAATCTTGTTGACCACCTTGGGGAAAGCAAGAAAGCTGCTCAAGCGGCTAAAGACGCACTTAACTCCATTAAAATTGGTGATACTACAGTAAGCGCAGCAAGTGGCACAGTTGGCACAATACCCGCAATTGAGGGAACAAAAGAAGCATCGCTAGACCTTGGAAAATTCGACCCTGCATTATTTGAGACAGAAACAGAAGCTATAATACGCGCACAACAAGAACGCCAGCTAGAAATAGCATTAATGGTTGAAACTGGTGATATTGGCGAAGTAAGGGCAGCCAGCCTACGAATTCAGGCCAAAAATACCGAGCAAGACGCACTCACTGAGTTAGTCAAGAAGGGCGAGTATGATCGCAAAACTATAGAGAAGATGTCAGCAACTGCGCGTAATAAGATAGCTATGGACTCAGGCAAAGAAGCAATGAGTACTTTAGGCAAGCAATATAAGTGGGCCTTTGATCTAAACAAGACCTTTGCCATTAAAGACGCATTAATTAACACTTTTAACGCAGTAGCAAAGGCATTAAATAACCCATTCCCTATGAATATTGGGCTAGGTGCTATGGCTCTTGCAGGCGGTATGGCTCAAGTCCAAGCAATACGCTCAACAAGCTTCCGTGAAAAGGGTGGCCCTATATCGTCTGGCAATCCATACATTGTAGGCGAACGTGGCCCAGAGTTGATCGTTCCAAGCCAAGCAGCTAACGTGATACCTAATGACCAGTTGGGTGGTAATAACGTCACTATTAACGTAACTACAAACGATGCAAACGGTTTTGATGATCTATTAACCCGCAGTCGTGGTACACTATTGGGATTAATGAACCAAGCGTTGAATGAAAACGGAAGGCCAGCACTTGTATGAGTTACCCAACATCCCCAGCATTTAATGCAATAAACCTAAGTTCCAATAACCCGACTTTATACTCAGAAGCGGTTAACGGTCGTATGCAAAGTCGCAAGATTGGTGGGCAGAAATGGATGTTCACAGCGTCCTATGCCACTATGACAAGGTCTGAATTTAACCCTGTATTTGCTTTTACGGTGGCCCAGAATGGTCGCCACGGAGTGTTTACAGTAGTTCCAACTGATATAAGCACCACCAGTGGGTCAGCAAGCGGCACAGTGACGACTTCGGCAGCGAGTAAGGGCGTAACCTCAGTTACAGTAGCGGGCCTCACAGGTGCTTTAAAGGCTGGTGACGTTGTTAAGTTTGCGGGCCATGATAAAGTATATATGTTAACGGCTGACCGTTCTGGCGCAGGAACAATGGCAATTACTCCACCATTGATCGAAGCGGTGGGTACAGAACAAGTTACTTATATTGATGTGCCGTTTACTGTACGTTTAGCAAATGACGTACAGAGCTATAAGGTAAGTTCAGGAATGTTCTTCAAATACGAGGTTGATTTCATAGAGGCGTTATCATGAGTCGTGGTATTCATGTAGACGTTATTACAGAACTAGCCAAAGATGCTTTTAACATGGCTCACATTGTTAGCATTGATTTTTCACAAACTGTTTATTTAACTGATTACGCCCATGATATAGTTTATAGCGGTGATACTTACAGTGCTAGCAGCCACTTACTTCAGTTATCTCAGGTTAATGAAACATCAGATGCCCAAGTAGGTACGTTTACTATTAATCTATCTGGCGTTGAGCAATCATTTGTAGCTACATTATTAAGCGAAAACTATATTGATCGAGAAGTTGTTATTAGTCGAGTGATTTTAGATTCTGTAGGCACTATTATTGGCGAACCAATTCCGCTGTATAACGGGCGCATTGATGGTTTTGGGATTAAAGACGATATGAAAACAAGCCAAATAAACCTATCGGTTGCTTCGCATTGGTCAGACTTTGAAAAAGAATCTGGTAGGCGTACTAACCACAACGGGCAACAAATCCACTTCACTGGCGACAAAGGTTTTGAGTTTGCCGCTAATACAGTTAAAGACATTAAGTGGGGTAGATCGTAATGGGGTTTTGGATTAGCTTAATCGCTTCTGTGGTAGCGTCTTGGTTGGCTGCTAGTGTAATGAAAAGTTCATTGCGTCAAGAAGGCGGCACAAAGGTAAATAAGCAAAGCAATATCGCCCCTTTGCCTGTAGTTTACGGTGAGAGAAAGATAAGCGGTACGCGTGTCTTTGTAGCGAATAGCGGCGGTGATAACACTTATTTATATATCATTTTAGCTTTATGTGAAGGCGAAGCTAATGATATAGGTGATGTCTATATTGATGATATTTTATCAACAGATAGTAAATTTGATGGGTTGGTAACTATCACTAAATATTTCGGAACTGATGACCAAGTGGCAGATCAAGGATTTATAGACGCTGACATTGGTTGGGATTCTGCGCATCAGCTTAAAGGCGTTGCCTATATAGCTGTTAGATTAAAATGGAATCCAGACGCATTCTCAGGCATCCCAGATATACAAGTTGTGGTTCAAGGTCGCAAGGTGTGGACAGGTTCAACGACAGAATACAGCACTAACCCTGCTTGGTGTTTGCGTGATTACTTAACTAATGCGCGTTACGGTAAGGGCTTACCAACCAGCTTTATTGATGATACTCAGTTTGCAGCCGCAGCCGTTAAATGTAACGCTATGGTTACGCCATACACAGGGGGCGCACAACAGAAAATATTCGAATGCAATACTGAATTAGAAACAGATACCAAGATATTAGATAACGCCAAGACATTATTATCAGGTATGCGTGGTTTAATGCCGTATTCTAATGGTAAGTATGGCATTATTATTGAGGACGAGGGTTCAAGCACATTTAGTTTTGATGAGTCGCTAATTATTGGCGGTTTAGCTATCCAGAGTGAGACTAAAAAGAATAGATTTAATCGAGTAATTGCCACGTTTACAAACCCGTTAACCAATTGGCAAAACGATCAGATAGAATATCCACCAGCAGGTAGCGCCGAAGAAACGCAGTATTTAGCCGAAGATGGTAATACAGAATTAGAGTTAGAAATAACTTTAGATACAGTGACCAACTTGTATATGGCGCAAGACATTGCAGAGATAGCATTAAAAACATCTCGTAACGGATTAGCCTGCAAGTTTACTTCCACCAGTGAAGCTTTAAATGTTGCAGTTGGAGATATTGTAGACGTAACTCATTCGACACCAGCATGGTCAGCAAAGCCTTTTCGGGTTATTGCCTTATCACTTCGCATGGATGGCGCAGTAGATGTTGAATTAAAGGAGCATCAGAACAGCATCTATCCATGGTCAGTTAAAACCGAAGCGGATAACATTCCTGATACTAACCTACCTAATCCTTTTAGTGTATTAGCACCACTACCTACAGGAATAACCGAAGAACTATATACAACCGTAAACTCTAAAGGTACTCAGTCAAGGGCGACTTTTATATGGTCAGCTCCCAACGATGCTTTTGTGGTTAACTACGAAGCCGAATATAAAATTAATGGCAATGCAAATTACACGTTTATAACAACGACAAGCGCATTAGAAACCCGCATTGATGATATAACGGCAGGTAAATATGATTTTAGAGTTAGATCAATTAACGCAATGGGTGCTAAATCTAATTGGGCTTATATTTATAATAAAACTATTTCTGGGTTAACTGCTGTACCTAACGACATATTAAACTTTAGTATTAGAGCGTTGGATGGTCAATGTCATATGTCGTGGTCGCGTATCACTGACCTAGATGTTATCAACGGCGGCTATGTTCGCATACGCCACAGCCCTCTTGTGGCAAGCGCAACATGGGAAGATGGTCAAGATATAGGAGAGGCCATTGCAGGCAGTCAAACAGCAACGGTTCTGCCTTTGCTTGCTGGCACTTACATGGTTAAAGCAGTAGACGAAGGTGGACGTTTTAGCACCAATGCCAAATTTGCAGCGACCACAGTGCCTAATATTGTCGACTTTAACGCTGTAATTACTGTTTCTGAAAATCCCAGTTTTGCTGGCGTTAAAAATGACATGGTCACTGCTAACGATATTTTACAACTGGAAGGTGCGCCACGTTTCCTATTAACTGAATTAAGCGAGTTTTTAGCTGCTGAAAATGGCGATAATTTAACCCGTGAAATAGGAGATGTGGGGGTAATTGAAGACGCAGGTACTTATTATTTTGCTAACTCGGTTGATCTTGGCGCGACTTACACTAGCCGATTAACTGCCCAATTGAGTTCATCGGTTGCTGTTGTATCAGATTTAATTGATAACAGAATAACCAACATAGATAGCTGGCAGAACTGGGACGGCGCAAGTAGCGATGCAATAACAGCAATTCTACAGCTAAGAACAACTAACGATAATCCAGCATCTAGCCCAACGTGGACAGATTGGGCGCCATTCTTGGTTGGTGATTATCATGCAAGGGCATACGAGTTCCGCGTAGTTGTTACAAACACTGATGCAAACTATAATATAAGCATTACATCGTTAGCCGTAACTGTTGATATGCCAGATCGAGTAGAAAAGGCAAGTGATCTCTCAGTATCTGCTAGCGGCACTGCAATATTATTTGGTAGTAACTTTAAAGCGGTTCCTGTTATTGGTGTAACCATTCAGGACGGCGATTCAGGTGACTACTTTAGAGTAACAAACAAAGCAAGAACTGGGTTTACAGTTCAATGTTTTAATTCATCTAATACTGGCATTGTCAGGTCAATAAACTGGCAGGCAGTCGGATACGGTAAAGAGGCGGTATAATGGCACAGCATGATTATGATATAGCAAACGGCACAGGCGCAGCCGTCAGGACTGATATTAATAACGTATTAGATGCGGTGGTTACTCAAAACAGCGGAAGCAGCGCACCCACCACCACTTTCTCATATCAACAATGGGCTGACACTGCGAGCGGTCTTTTAAAGATTCGTAACGGTGCTAATAATGCGTGGGTTACATTGGGAACACTTGACTCAAATAATCTCGGCCTAGCTACACTAGCTAACCCGATATTAACAGGCAACCCAAAAGCACCCACACCAGCCGCAAATGATAATGATACGTCTATTTCTACCACTGCGTTTGTATCTACAGCGATTTCAAACATACCTGCATTAACAGCAGCCACAGTTAATGGTTTCGCTTACCCTGTAAACTCGATATATACCTCCATTGTTGCAACTAACCCCGCTACATTACTTGGCGTAGGTACTTGGGTAGCCTTTGGCGGTGGTCGTGTTTTGGTTGGTCAAACCGCTGGAGATGCTGATTTTAATGTCGCACAAGAAACAGGTGGCGCTAAGACTGACTCACATACTTTAACTGTTGCTGAAATGCCTAGTCACGTTCACGGGTACACAGGAGTAAATGGTACAGGCAACCCAGATGGTTCTAGTGACTCTATATCAGCAGGTAGCGTTTACTCATACCCTAGGCAGACTGAGTTAGATTACGAGGGAGGTGGTCAACCTCACACGCACGATATAGTGCAACCATATATCGTAGTTTATTTTTGGAAACGGACAGCGTAATGAGCGACAACATGAGCGCCGACATAGCTATTAAACCTAGACTGTCTGGCGCTACTTCTTGCATTGGCACTATATCAGCATCAATTAATAGTAAGTTAAGTATGATAGCTAACGTATCATGCCAACAGCTTATATTTGGAAACGCATTTACTGGCCTAACATTAACAGGTAAGGCAGGAATCAACGTTTTAGCGTATGATGACCCTATAGATTACTTAATGTTTGAAAGCGGTGTGAGAATGCGAAACGAATTAGATCAGTATATTAAAACCGAGAATAGCCCATGAGTAATATTTACCTATCAAACGACAACCTGTTAAGCGTTGAGAATCTCAAGAACGCTGCCACAAGTGTTTTTATAAATGATGCTACTGTTACAGCAACACTTAAAGATAAGCTTGGCGCTAATGTTACAGGTCAAAGTTGGCCTCTCGCTTTAACTTTTATTAGTAGTTCCAATGGCACATACCGTGGAACGCTTGAAGATGGATTAAGCCTTACAGAAGGTGAAATCTATATAGCAGAAATTACAGCAGATGCGGGTTCAGATCAGATTGCCAATTGGTCGATTCAGCTCACAGCAATTAAACGAACCAGTTAGGAGAAAATTATGGCAGACGTAAAGATTAGTGAGTTAACAGCCCTCACAACACCCGACGGTGCAGAAGAGTTAGTTGTTAATGACAGCGGCACGACTAAGAAGATAGCAATAGAAGACTTGTTTGCTGGCGATAACGTCAAAGCTAAATTTGGTGCTGGTGATGATCTTGAGATTTACCATGATGGTAATCACTCTTACATTAAGGACGTAGGAACAGGGACGCTTAATTTACAAGGTGCAACTCAGGTATTAATCGGTAGTGCAACTACTGGAGAAGTTGGATTACAGTTTGTAGAGAATGGTGCAGTTAACTTACGTCATAACAACGTACACAAGCTAGCCACAAACTCCACAGGCATAGACGTAACTGGCACTGTAACTGCTGATGGTTTGGTTGTTGCTAATACTGCCGTTATCGCAGGTGACTTTGATGGGGGTACAGCAGCCACGTATATCAGGTTGCAAGATGACACTGATAACTTCTTATACGGTTCCAATAATAGTCTTGGGTCATTTTTAGTTAAAAATGAAACCGCTGACGCACTTAGGCTCCGTATTCAAAACAACGGAGACATATCATTCTACGAAGACACAGGCACTACGCCTAAGTTCTACTGGGATGCTTCGGCTGAGAGCTTGGGTATTGGTACTAGTTCTCCAGCAGAAGCCCTTCATATCTCAAGTGGCGGTCTATTGATAGATAGTTATATCCCTAACGCACCTGCAAGTGGCACATCTGGTTTTATTGCTGACTATGCTGGGACGAATACACGCTTATGGTCA